CAATTGAGGCGCTGCTGGCCGACGCCGCCACCCGTGACAGCGTAGCCTTCTGCAAGCTGTACCGGCCCTGCGTGACCCATCCGACGCGGGGCGTGGTGCAGTTCGTCCCGTGGGTCTTTCAGGCGGAGTACATGCGGGCGCTCGACGCCGGCGGCCCGGTGCTGTCGGTCAAGCCGCGACAGTGCGGCTACTCGACCACGGTGATGATACAGAAGTTGGCCCGCTGCCAGACGCCGGGGCGCACGGTGCTGGTGGTCTCACGCAAGGAGGCCACGGCAAAGGAACTACTGCGGATCGCCCGGCAGGCCGCGTCGTCCTGCAACCCGCCCTTCCCGGTGGCGCTGACGGTTGACAACACACTGGAGCTGGGCTTCGCGAACGGGAGCCGGATTCTTGCCGAGAGCGCCTCCGAGAACGCAGGCCGCACGACCTCCGCCTCCGATGTAGTCTTTGACGAGTTCGCGTACTTGCCGTGGCAGGCCGAGATGTGGCAGTCGGTGCGCCCGACGGTGAGCCGGTCGGGTAACGTGGCGGTACTCAGCAGCCCATCGCTCGAAGGCGACCTGTTTCACTCCCTCTCCCTACAGGCGCAGGTGGCGGGTAGCGAGTGGCGCTACTTTCACCACACGTGGCGCGACGTGCCTGAGTATGACGAGGCATGGTATGCACGGGAGCGCCCGCAGTACACGGGGGCGCAGTGGGGCGAGGAGTTCGAGGGCCAGTTTGGCAGCAGCAGCGAAGCGGTCTTCCGCGCCGAGTACCTTGACGCGGCGCTGGAGCGGGGCGCGAGCCTCTGTTCCAGCATGGGCACCGAGCAGTCTGACCGCAAGGGCATCGCGCTCGGGGCTGACGTGTCTGGCGAGGGCCGCGACCAGAGCGTCATTGTCTACACGACGGAGGCAGGGGGGCTTTACTGTCCTGAGGTCTACGGGGCCTGGGATGTGCTGCCCGCACCCATACTGCAAGGGCACATGGAGGCGGCACAAGCGCACTTCAGGGTGCCGCTGTGGATAGACCAGACGGGCATCGGCTGGGGCATCCGGCAGAACCTCACCTGCGAGAGTACGGGCGTGGTCTTCACCGGGGGGCAGACGGAGACGCACGACGCCGCGACCGCGACCTGGCACGTCGCCCGCACTAAGCTCGTGACCAACGCGATACTGTTGTTTGAGCAGGGGCAAGTCGCTATCCCTCCGGGGCAGGAGCAGCTGGTCATGGGCCTGCGCTCCTACCGCTGGGACAAGCGGGCCGGGGTCAACGCGGACTATGTAGACGCGCTACTCCTGGCTCTGTGGGCAGCGACACAAGCTGCTCCGGCCGACTTCTGGCTCGTGTAGTAGGGGCTACGGGTAAACGGGTAAAGAAGCATTACGGTAACACACACCATGAATCTTTTCCCGTGGCGCAAGCGGATCATCACGTCGGCACCCGACCCGGAGCCAATGTTCACCGCTACGGAAGCCTATGCCTTGGTGCAGAAGGCCCTGGCCGCGAACAGTGACGACGCGCTGGCCCGCATGATCGTGGGCGCGAACCCGCAGGCCGCGTCCGACGTGGACCAGAGCAACTACCTCCAGTCCTACGAGAAGAATATTTGGGTTAACGCCTGTGTCGTGGCGCGGGCCGATGCCTGCGCCTCCGTGCCCATCAAGCTACGCAACCGCAAGAGCGGCGAGGACATTGACAGCCACGAGCTGCTTGACCTGCTGCAATACGTGAACGATGGGGAGAACTGGCCGTGGTTCGTGGGCGGGCTGTCGTCCTACCGCGACCTGGCCGGAGAAGCGTTCATCGCCCTCGGGCCGAACCCGCAGAGGCCGCAGGCCATGTACCTGCTGCTTCCGCCCCGCATGAAGCCGAAGGTCACGGCGGGCCGGATTGTGGGCTGGCTACACACGGTGGCCGGCGCGGAGACATTCATCCCTGCCGAGGCCATCATCCAGTGCAAGCGGTTCTCACCGATGGGTGGCCTGCGCGGGCAGCCGGTCATCCAGGCGGGCGAACCCAGCATCAATCTAGACATCGCGGTGCGGCGGTACAACAACAGTTACCTGCGGCGCGGCGCGACACCCCCGTTCATCCTGACGCCGAACACGCCGGGGCTCGACAAGGACCAAGCGAAGGAGATACAGAAGGCCTGGACTGAGGAGCACGCCGGGCCGGACAAGGCGGGCATTCCCGCCGTCCTGCCGCATAGCATGACCGCGACGATCCTGAGCGACGGCAAGAAGGAAGGCAGCTTCACCGACCTCGCCCGCCTGAGCAAGGGCGAGATTCTGGCGATGTTCAAGACGCCGCCCATCGTGGTGCAGGACTATTCTGATGCTAGCGTGCTGGCGAACGCCGACGTGCAGGAGCGGCGGTTCTGGCGGGCCACGATCCTTGACGGCGAGATGACGCAGATACTGGGCACGCTGAACGAGTCGCTGGTGCCCCGGTTCGGCAAGGACCTGGAGTTGTACGCGGACGAAGAGAACATGCCGCAGCTACAGGAGAGCGAGGATGTCCGCGACGCCCGCATCACGCAGTCTGTGGGCGGGCCGTGGCGCAGGGTCAATGAGGGCCGCGTGAAGGCCGGGCTGGAACCCGTAGAGGGCGGCGACGTGATTCTGGTCAACCCGATGCTCATACCGCTGGGTATGGAGCCGCCTCCGCCATCCGCACCCGCCGCACCCGTGCCGCTGCCGGTGTCTGCGGAGCCGACGCCACCCAAGGCGCTCCCTCCGCCGAAGGTCGCCAGTGTGCTGACGTTGCGCCACAAGAGCCTCGTGGGCGAGTACGGTAGCGATGCCCACAAGGCGCACTTCAAGGCGTTCACAGACCGCCTGGAGCCGCAGGTAGTGCGGATGCGCCGGACGGTCGGCGACATCAACGAAGACCTGCTGGCCGAGGTCATCGCCAACCTGGAGGCCGAGGGCGGCAAGGGCCATCGCGTGACGGTGCCGGACCTGCGCCTCAAGGCCGTGGCCGACCAGTACCTGTTCGACCTGGACGCGGCGGGCAAGGTCTACGTCAAGCAACTCATGCCGCTGGAGAGTGCGAGCATAGAGGACGGGGCGGCGCGGGCCATCGCGGAACTGGGTGGCGGCGCGTTTGACCTGACCGACCCGCGCGTGGTCGAGTGGCTGGCGACGAAGAAGCTCAAGATCACGACGCTGCCGAAGACGCTGTACGATTCTATCCACCTGCACCTGAGCCAGGGCGTCGAGCAGGGCCGCACCATTCAACAGATAGCCGGGGACCTGCGCGACCTGCAGCCCATGTACCAGCGGAGCTTCGCGGAGCGCATCGCCCGGACAGAGGTGGTCGGTGCGAACAACGCGGGCAGCCTCGAAGCGTATAGGCAGAACGATGTGAAGCAGAAGGAGTGGAGCAGCGCCCTTGATGGCGAGGTGCGCTGCCCGGACAATGGCAGCAAGTTCGACCACCGCGACATGCACGTGAGCATCGTGGCCGTGGAGAAGCCGTTCAATGTGTCGGGCGAGCAATTGATGCACCCCGGCGACCAGGGCGGCGGTAGTGCGGGGAATGTGTGCAACTGCCGCTGCGCAGTTTTGCCCGTAGTAGACTGACGACAGGAAGGGGCAGACAAGATGAGTGTAACTGACAAGCCTATCCGCAGCCCGCTTGACGTGTGGCTTGACGGAGACAGTGAGCGGACCATAATTGGGGCGAACTGGGCAGACCAAGACCACCGCTGGCTTGCACGCGATGCCGCTCTGTCTGTGGAAAACCAGTATCAGGAAGTCGCTCGTGGTGCTACACTAGACGAATTGACGGAACACTTCCCGAGGTCCTGCGCACCACGAGGCAACACGCCGGAGGAAGCGGAGCCGGGGGAGGATGTGGAACCGACGCATCCGCCATGCCCTAAGTGCGGTCACTCGACCGTGGCCGACCATCACGAGCACTTCGGTACGCAACCGGGGCACTCTGGCGTGATAGGTTCTGGTATTGTGCATCCGGGGACCTACCTGCAGTGCCGCCGCGATCGGGGCGGGTGCGGCTATGGCGAAGAGCACCAATGGCCCATGCCGGAGGATGCCGAAGCGGAGCCGGATGAGTACACGGTGAACATCTCCTTCGACACCGATACACTCGTGGCCGCGCTGGCGGAGCGGGTGGCGAAGCTGGAGCAGGACGCCGCCGCGCAGAAGCGTGTGGCGCGTGGCTACGGATACACTCTAGTAGCTGAGGCGCAAGCCTCCGCAGGTTCGAATCCTGCCCTCTCCGTCATAGTGCCGAGGGTGTCAGCATGGGACTGACGGGCGGCTGTAGACCGCCTCCCTTTGGGTAAGGGGGTTCGATTCCCTCACTCGGCACCATAACGCAGGGTGGACAAACGGTAAGTCACCAGGCTCATACCCTGGAGTTCTGGGTTCAATTCCCGGTCCTGCTACCAGACCACGCCAGTAGTGACGCAGGGAAGCCCGCCGCGAGGTGGGTGCCAAGTCGGGCGGCAGGCTCTCCGCTTTAATGAGGGGCGGAGGTAAGCGTCGTTACATATGTTGGCCCGGGGCTGCTCCCGACGCTGTAGGCCCCGGCCCTGCGTTCATAACATGCCAGCTTGGATCGGGACTTGAGGGCCGCTAACTCAATCGGCAGAGCTACAAGCGCCCTCGCGGTGCTTGCAGGGATGCAGGTTCGAATCCTGCACGGCCCAACTACGTAGGGGCGTAGTTCCAATTGGTAGAACGCCCGACTCCAAATCGGGAGGTTGCAGGTTCGAGTCCTGCCGCTCTTGCCAAAGTTTAGCCGCAGGCGTTCGGATGTGCGTGGCCGCGCACATGGTAAGAATCAGCATCGCTGAGTGGAGACGCGACGCGAGGGCAACCTTGCCGACATGAGAGGTCTCCGCCACCTATGACCCTCCATGCGGAACTCTGCGCCCGGCAGGCGCGAGGACGGCGGGAGGCGAGGACCACGAGCCCTACAGGAGCCGGGTGGGGAATCCGGCCCGAACGCCACACCAGCCGCAGCCCGGAGGGGCCAACATGAAGAAGTGCCCGGAGTGTGAGTTCGAGACGGATGAGAAGTTCAGGCGCTGCCCCGACTGTGGCGCGATATTGGGGGAGGACAAGCGCGGGGAAGTCGAGTGCTCGGTACACAACACGTATGAGTGGGGCGAGGTGATGGAGGTATACGGAGTCATCGAGAAGCAGGGCGATGCGCTCCGGCGACTACTCAGCAACGTGCAGGTGATCGTGCGCTTTGATGATACGGGCGTCGTGCTCGTTGCCCTCGCATCGGATCAAGTCGGCAAGCGCGTGGACCATGCGGAGCGGTAAGTGATTCGGGAGGTACGCTTCTCCCGTGGTGCAGTGTAAGAGGCCTCTCGGCCAGTAGGAACAACTGACCGTCAGTCTGCACTACGGAAGAAGCGCACCACCACCTCAACCGCACACACCAGCCGCCCCTCCCCGGGCGGCTTTCGCATTATCAGGGCCGGGGCAGCCCAACACAGGAGAAGTGAACCATGCCCACCTTTGAGCACCTAAAAGCCCTGCCGTTCACCATCGAGAAGGCCGAAGCCGTTGACGAAGGCGGGCGCAAGCGTTTGCGCATTGATGGTTGGGCCTCCACCGAGACGCCCGACCGTAGCAAAGAGGTCATCGAGGTCGGCTTCTTTGACGAGTCCCTCGCCGACTTCATGCGCACGGCGGCCATGCCGTGGATGCACGACACCTCCGACCCGCAGGGCAAGTGGGCCGCGATCACGCCCGTACCCGGCAAAGGCTACCACGTAACCGGCGATGTCATTGACCTTGGCACCGACCTGGACACGCGCCGTATGGCGATGGTTGAGGAGGGGCTGGTCGCGTCCCTGTCGGTCGGCTTCAACGCGGAATACACCGATGAGTTCGGCTACATGGACGACGCGACGCAGGTCTGGCACTGGACGCAGAACGGGAAGCTCATCGAGGTCTCGTTGTGTACCATTCCCTGCAACCCGGACACGTCCTTCCAGGTCGCCAAGATGCTGGGCATGGTCTTGCCCGTCTTCGACCCCGACGAGACCAAGGGTGCGACGCCGTTCGCCAACCTCCCCCTCGCCGACGAAGAGACGGGCTGGGATGCGCGGCAGGCCCGCAAGCACCTGAGCGCCGCCGCCGACACGGAGGACGGCACCGACTGGGGCCAGTACGCCAAGGGCTTCCTGTGGTTTGACCGTGCCATCAAGGGCACCGCCGCCGCCTACTACCTCCCGTTCGCCGATGTCATTGACGGGGAACTGAAGGCGGTCTGGCGCGGGTGTGCGGCCGCCATGTCGGCGCTGCGCCGGGGTAGCGTAGATATTCCCGAGGCCGACCAGGAACGCTGCCTGAAGCACCTCGCCAAGTACTACAAGTTGTTCGGCAAGCCGCTCCCGGAGAAGTCCGCCGACAGCATCACGTGGCACGCCGGCGAGGAGGCCATTGTCGAAGAGGACCGCTTCGTGGAGGACCTGGAGCGCATGGCCGGGGGAGCCGAAGCCGTGAAGAACATCCACGCCCACTGGCAGAGTGAAGGCCGCACAATCGACGCCGCGCACCGCGAACGCATCGCCGAGGTGCAGGCCACCCTGGTCGCCGTGCTGGAGCCCCATCCGGCACCGGTCGAGGGGGCCGCACCACAGGGAGCCCCATCCCTGTCGAGTGACGCTGCGGACGTGCTGCCGGCGCTGGGGGAGCGGACCATCCCCGAGGTCGCAGAGGCGACCATGCCAGGGGGCTAAGCCGCAGACGTAGACGTAGCCACACCAGGGGCTGGGTGCAGCTCGACAACAAGGAGGTCTGTCGCTATGGACCTCAACGAACTGAAGACCCTGGCCGCAAAGCACTTCGGCATCGAAGTTGAGAAGGTGTCCGATGCGCACGTGACGGCCATCAAGGGTATCCATGATGAACTGGTAGCCAAGGAGCTGCCGAACGCCGACGAGGCCACCGCGCACGCCAAGGCCATCGAGCAGATGGAGAAGGACTTCGAGGCCGAGAAGGCCGCGAAGATCGAGGCGGAGCGCAAACTGGCCGAGTACAAGACGAAGCCGCCCGTGGACGCGCACGCCGATGACGGCGTGCTCGGGCGCATCAAGTCCCTGCCGGACATCAAGACCGCCGTCCTGGACGAGACCGAGGGTGAGCCGGATGTGCGGGCCTTCCGTCGGCAGTGGGACATCCTGCACACGCTCACGACCGTGAAGGGCAACTTCGGACCCAAGGGCCACATGCCCGTCACGCAACTGGCGTACTGGCAGAAGCTGCGCGAGAAGTTCCCGGCCTTGACCGACGTGATCCAGAAGTCAATCGACACACAGACCTCTGGCGGCGGCGCTGAGTGGGCTCCCACCCTCTACAGCACGGACCTACAGCAGAGCGTCTACGATCAGACAAATGTAGCACGCCAGTTTACCCGCGTGGCGGCTCCGGCTGCGACTTGGGTTTTGCCGTTCTCCCCCACTGGCGGCTCTGTGTACAAAGCCGGCGAGACGACTACAATTGATCCAGCTCCGTTCCAGGAGACAGACCCGACCTCGACTGCCGTGACTATCACGGCGATCAAGCTGATGTGCCGCGTGGCGTGGTCGGATGAGACAGCCGAGGATAGCATCATATCCGCCGCTGGTCTGTTCCAGGAGCACACGAGCCGGCTCATGGCTGAGGCTATCGATTCAGCCATAATGAATGGTGACACGACCGCCACTCATTTTGACACCGGCATGGGCTACACCTCCACCTCACCCGAGTCCGCGTTCAATGGGCTCCGCGACATTGCGAAGAATGGCATGTCCAGCTCCACGGACTTCGCCGGCACGATGACCGGCGACAAGGTACTGGCCTTGATTGATGATGGCACCGCCAAGTTCATCGGCGACCCGACCAAGCTCATCATCTTCACGTCGCCCAAGACCCGCAGCAAGTGGTTCAACTTGGTTGACAACGCGACCAATAAGAACCCGGTCTTCGTCCGCTCGACCCCGATGGGTGACGCGCAGGTAGCCCAAGGCGCGTTCATGGATTTTTACGGGACTCCCGTAATTCCGACGAGCACCATCTCCACCACAATGGCGAGCACCGGCCTCTGGACCAGCGCGAGCACGTACACCGCCATTGTCTGGGCCAACAAGGACTGCTTCCTCCTGACCGACCGCAAGGAGCTGGGCAGCGTCCTAGTTGATCAGCCATTGCTGGGCTTGAAAAATGTCCTGACTTCGTGGCGTGGAAGTTTCAATGCCATGCAGGGCACGACCTCGGCGACCACGTATGCCGGGTACGGCTACGACATCTCGACGGCGTAACGCGGCCTAACAGCTAGTGCGTACCTTGACAACCTGGCTGCTGTGAGTTGTACCAGGCCGCCGCAATGTACAGACGGCCCTCGGCTTTTAGTCGGGGGCCGTCTTGATTCGGAGGCTCTGTATAGATGCTGCAATGCCCTGAGCCTCCTGCGCCAACAGTGGCGCGGGCGCGACGATGGGCGAGGGGATGCGCATCTGCGCCCGGTTCAAGGCGCGCAAGCCGGGCGTCGCTGCTTAGTCGCGACACAACTGACGAGCTTGACGGTGACGGGGCGGCTGTGCTTGCGCATGGCCGCCCCGCACGATTCCAGCCGGGGCAAAGGGTGAGCGAAGATGAACATGGATGACAGGGTAGATGCAGCGCTAGAGGTATTGAGCGAGGCTGTGGTTTGTGGTCTCATCAATGGCTTCCGCGTGTACCAAGCGGAACAGCAGAGGTGGTACTTCCAGGTCTGGAAACAGGGATGGGTAGCCACCGAAGCAGCGTCACGCGAACACGCCATCATCGGAGCTGGCCACTGCGCTGTTGACATCATGGAGAGCGCCCAGCGCTGCGAGCGTCAGCGCCGTCAGTGCGGAGTCCGCAACGAGGCGGGTGGCCTCGATGAAGCGCGAAGGCTGGCGCAGGCGGCGCTGGACTGTGCCAACGCCATGACAGACGAGGGACAGGCGAGGCGGGTAGCCGTGTCGGCGCTGTACAGCATCGCACACGGGGAGGAGTGATGCGCCATGTGCTGCAAGCCGATGCAGGTTATCTATGATGGGCAGCCGGTGCCGGGCGTCAGCGGTGTGCTGGTGGAGTTCGACCCTGACGGGCGCACGGGAGCGACGCTGCGTATTGACAGGCAGCAGTCGGTCAAGGTGCGTGGGCTCATCTACAGCCGCACCAATTCCGAGACGCACAAGCGCCTGCGGGCATCCATGACGAAAGACGGGTGTGAGTTGGAGACGTGGCGGCGCAAGCACGTGTGGCAGATCGTGGGGCAATGGTAACTGAGCGGAAGGAGGACCAACATGTACGTCATCAAGGACGAAGAGAACGCGCTGTACCTCACTGAAGCGGGCGAGTGGACCGCCTGCGACTGTGGGGCCGCAGTGTATGAGACGCAGGAAGCCGCCGAGGCCGTCTGCGTCGAGAAGGGCATCGACCCGTCATGGGTCATCGCAAAATAGGGTGACAACACAAGAGGTGGTGATTTAGACGTGAGACGCACCAAACGAGACGGCCGCACCTTGACAACTGGACGGACAAACACCAGGACCGCGAGCGCCCGACGGTGGACATGGCGAAGGTGCGGCGCGAGGGGTTACGGTGGCTGAAGGAAGCAGAATGAATGGAGCCAAGTGGGATGGTATGGGGATGATACTGTTCGAGTCTGAGATGGAGCGACAGCGACAGTGGCTTGTCGACTTGAACAGTGACAAAGGCGTCTGCCTACGCGGATCATGGGAGGATGGCCTTGAAGAGGTGCCAGGCAAACCAGGATTCCGCCGCCGCCCACCGAACCGCAGGAACCCGCGCTATGTCGCGATGGCAGTGGAGGAATCTATCCACAAGAGTGCATGGCAGAGACTGTTGCGGTGGGTGCGAGGTTCATCTTGAGACGGCTCTTCGAGGATGACTTCTATAGACGCGGCGGCAGGCGCGTCGGAGAATGCCTGTGCATGGACGGCGGGGACTGCTACTACCTTGTCAGGCACAATCCATGTACCGCGACATCCTGGTGTATCTCAGCCAATCTCTTGTTCGGCGCGGAGATGGCGAGCGCCCTGCGTTGGTTATGGCGAGCCTATGACACCGTTGTGTTTCGCATCCTCAAGAGATTCGGCAAGCTAAAGACGGCATGAGGTTGCGGTTGCTGAGACAGTAGGGCAAGAAAGGGGCAAGGGTGATGATGACACCGTTTGTGATGTGGACTGTACTTGACCGCCTCACGCTGCTGAAGGGGCCACGCTTCGAGACGGAGGAAGAAGCCACCCAACACGCCAAGACGGAGGAGGCGTTGTGGCGGGCACGGCACGCCAGCCAGTTGATTCCCAGTGTCTCTGTGCAGGACGCGACGGGACCGTATGGAGTTGTGGTGCCCATCCTGTGCGTGCAGGTGGATGGCTGCGTCTTCGTGATCAGCGACGTGGGGTGGAAGATTGGTGTTGACGAGTGAACACGCGTTGGCGACCAACTCCATACCGAGACATGCACCTCGGGCACATCCCTTCCGCCTATGACTGCTGGCACGTTGCCCGCGCCAGTGGCGGCGTGTTCATCATGATCGCCGATGACTGGAACTACGTGATGGGCGGCTCCTGGTGCCAGGCGTGGTCGGTGCAGCACGCAACGGAACGCTATGCCGAAGACCTCGCGTGGCTGGGCATCGCGCCGGATGAGATCATCTATTCCACGAGCAACGGGGCCGCCCACGCCGAGGCAGCGGAACGCCTGGGCCTGACGGTACCGGGGCGCGTGGGGCACTGGATCAGCCACTCGCTGCAGTCGCCGCCGGTCATGAATACCAGCGTGCGCACCGTGCCTTCTGGCGGTCAGTACGGCGACTACTATACGATGCTCAAGTGCGTGGATGACCACGCGGCGGGCGTCAACTGCTTCACTCGCGGTGCCGACCTGCTGCACGAGGCGCAGGCGTATGACTCGATGTGGCGGCGACTGTACCCGGCGGGCTTCCCACCGACGCAGCGGTATGTGCCGATCCTGGCCCGCGACGGCCTGAAGGTCAGCAAGCGCGACGGTCGCAACAGCGTCCTGCGTGACCTGCGCGACATCGGCTACGAGGGTTGGCAGGTACTGGACACGGTACTGGCGCTGGTGGAGCAGAGCACGAGTTCATTCGTAGAGGTGCCGCTGGACCTGTTCAGCCTGGAGCGGGTGACGGTGCTGGAGCGGGGCCTGTCGCCGGACATGGTGGGGAGCCGCGAGGCGGCGCTGGCATGGTGCGGCGAGGATGGTTGCGGGCCGGATGTGCTGGCGGCGATAGCCCGGCACGAGCGGGCCACGAAGCTACGGAAGGGGCAGGTGTAAGTATGGAGCTTGGCATCCACGGCGCTGACCGCGATAACATGGACCTCATTCGCGACCTCGGCGTTAGCTGGACGAAAATACCGGGCAACATCGAGCCCGAGACAGTGCCCGACCTGAACGAGCCCTTTGACGTGGCGGAGGAACTGGGGCTGCGCTGCGTGGTGGACCTGCGCACCAGTCACGGCTATCTCTCGCAGGTCTCCGCCGATACGCAGATGGCGATGGCCGAGGCGGGGTTATTGGAGGAGGTCACGGGGCCGATCCTGGACCTGGAGCAACACGCCAAGCAGGCCCGCAACCTGGAGAAGGTCAACGCGGTCGCCTACGCCAAGCTATACGAGACGGCGGCGCGGACGGTGGAGGCCTACCAGGACCGCTGCCAGGAGTGGGAGTTCTGGGGCGAGGCGGCGTGCCCGTGGGTATCGGGGCAGGTGTTCGGCGACAAGAGTTCGACCTACCCGGTCCTGCTGGAGTCGGTGTACAAGGCCATCAAAGAGGTTGACCCGGACTGCCGCGTCTGGACGGCGGGCAACGGTATGGACCTGCAGCTCGTGTTCTATCACGCGTGCTTGGATCATGGCGCGGGGCCGTACTTCGATGTCTGTAATCTCCATCCCTACTTCATGAAGTTGAGGGTCCGCAAGCACGCCGACCGCATCTTGGAGCAGGAGTACACGCGGCTGCGGGTGGCGCTCCAGGAGCAGGGCCAGGACCAGCCCTTCGCGGCAACCGAGTGGGGCTACCCGACCTATGACGCCGATAGCATCGCCGTAGAGGAGTACCTGCGGTCGCACGTGCTGCTGGAGGGCGTCCGGCAACTGTACTGGAGCGAGTCCGAAGAGTGGTTTGAGAAGGACCTGCAGGCGATGGAGCGCCACGGCTTCGAGGTCGTGGTGGTTCATAGCCTGCATGATGACCCGGCACCGAACCCCTTCTGGGGCCAGCGGTGCGGGCTGATTGATCTGCAGGGGCGGAAGAAAAATGTCTGGGACGTGGTACAGCGGTGGGCGTGGAAGGGCCGTGAGGCGAAGCAGCAGGCGCTATGAACTACTACCGGGTCCAGGTGGCCCTCGCTCACCTCGGCACCGGCAGCACGGAGTACGAGTGCTGGCATGTCACGACGGACGCGATGGCCGGCGACGTGCTCAGCAACAGGGGGAAGATGCTGCCGGGGATTAAGCGCGTGACGCAGGTCGAGACGATCACGGAGGCACAGTACAACGCGGCGTGGCGTGGCGGGCGGAAGGCGTTCGAGGTGCAGGCGAGGTAGACGACAGAAGGGGCAAGGGTGAACACGATGGTTCCGCTATGGTGGGTATTCGTTGTTTTGGGTTACTGCTTTGTTGGCTACATTGTAGCTCGCGCAGCCCGAGTAAAGGCCGACGAGCCAGCCATGATCTTCGCCGCAATGTGGGCATGGCCTGTCATCTTACTCGCTTATGGACTTCTGTGCGTGTGGGGGTGGCGGAACCGCAGAGCTGGTCACGGGGGAGTCGCCGAAGATCAGGGCGGTGACTCCTAATGGAGATCGGTATTCACGGCGGGCCAAACCCGCAAGACGATTGGTTCGCGCAGGACTTGGGTGTGACGTGGTACAAGTGGGGCACGGCCATTGACCGCGACGAAGTGACCGACGACCGCGAGCGCCACGAGCAGGCGGCGCGGCTGGGCCGGCGCGTCTGCGTGGACTTGCGCACGAGCGCCGCGTGGATGAACGGTCTCGGCACCGTCGAGTATGACCGCCTCCGTAAGGCGGGCGCGCTGCAGTCTGCGGAGCCACGCCCGCCGCCGCCCGAACAGGGCGACATGGATGACGACGAGTACCGGGAAGTGCGGGCTCGCTACGAGCGCGAACGCTTCGCCGCCGAGGACCCGGTGATCCGCTACAATCAGGCGGCCACGCACGCGGCGGTATTGGAGCGCATCGCCGAGAATGTGCGCCGCCACGTAGAACTGCACAAGGACTTCTGCTGCGACTGGGAGTGGTGGGGTGAGAATGACTGCCCGTCGACCAGCGAGGGCATCTTCCACGTCATCTGTTACCCGGCGACGCTGCAGGTGGTCCACCGGGCCATCAAGGAAGTCCAGCCCGAGGCCCGCGTGTGGACCGGCGGCAACGGCATGGATTTGAATGATAACTGGGTGGCGGGCCTGCGTAAGGACGGGGCGTTCAAGAGCTTCGATGTCCTTAATTGGCACCCGTATCCGATGAGCCTGCGCGACCGGCCGCAGATCGAGAAACGGCTGCACGAGAATTACAGCGGGTGGCGCAAGGTGCTCGACGCGGAGGGCCTGGGCCAACCATACGCCTGCACCGAGTGGGGCTACCCGTCACTGGGCACGGTCGGGCAGCGGCAGCGTGAGTGGCTGAGTTCCAAGGTGGTCGCAGGCGGCATCACGCAGTTATTCCCCGAGGAGGCGCTGGAGGCCTACGAGGGCGACTTGCGCATCATGGAGCAGCACGGGTTCCAGGTCGTGATCGTACACACCCTGCGGGATGGCCCGTCGCGCTTCTGGGGCGACAAATGTGGGCTGATGGCGCAACCCCTCAAGGGACTGCGGGGACGCGCTCTGCGGGCCGTGTGGAAGCGCGTAGAGTGCAAGCCGATCTACCGGGTGGTGCGGCAGTGGGCGCATCGCGGGGCGGCGGGGCCAAAGGCGTTCGCAGCTTGACAAGAGGCAGCCTCCCGTAGTATGCTTCCTACACTTCAGGGAAGAAGTCAAACAGGGCGCATTATCAGTTTTCTATGACCTGTTTGCAGGCCTCGGCTAGTGCGCCCTTGGGCTTCTTCCCTGAAGACTAAGGCAGCATCCGGGGCCTGTTTGATTCATGGCGCAGCGAAGCTGAGCAAGGTTCGGCAAGGCCTGGTCGGGCGCGGCAAGGTTGGGCCTGGCACGGCCTGGCGTGGTAGGGCAAGGCAAGGCAAGGGTAGTTCGCTATCATTACTCATCGTGTTTTAGTGGCGCGGCGGGGCGAGGCATGGTCTGGCACGGCCCGGCGTGGTGGGGCAAGGCCCGGCATGGCGAGGCATGGCAAGGCGCGGCAGGGCAAGCCAGGGTGTCGTTTGTTGGGGCAAGGTATGGAGGCCGTAGGGCTTCCAAGTACATACCGACAAAGGGTGAGAAGAATGGCAACAAAGAAGGTCGCCGTCAAGATCAAGGGTATCAGCGCAATTCTCATGCACAGGTTCCCGATGGAGCCCGTCGAGGCGCTGGAGAAGAAGCCGCCACTGGAGCAGGCCGAATTGGCCGCGTATCGCGACCCTGACGGGAAGCTATACGTGCCCGGCCTCGCGATGCAACGGGCGCTAGTGCAAGGCGCGACGTTCAGCAAGGGCAAGGGCCGGGCGAGCCTGCAGAAGGTCGTCTGCGCCTGCGTGATCGTTGACCCTGAGTATTGCACGTTGACGCCGCAGGAGTACAAGCTGGACAGCCGCCCGGTCGTGATACCGGCGACGAAGGGCCGCGTCCTGCGGCACCGGCCACGGGTAGACGAGTGGGCGATTTCGTTCACTGCAGAGTATGACGACACGCTGCTGACAGAGGAGCAACTGCGGCGGGTCTTTGATGATACGGGAAGCCGCGTGGGCCTGCTGGACTTCCGGCCTGAGAAGAAGGGTCCGTTTGGCAGGTTCATGGTTACGGAATGGCAACAGGTTTGATGGTGTGGCTGGGTAAGGCGCGGTATGGCGAGGCACGGCGCGGCAAGCCAAGGCAGGGGTCGTTCGTTATTATGCCTACAGGTTTTGAGGCATGGCGTGGTCGGGCAAGGTCAGGTTGGGCTGGGCCTGGTACGGCGAGGTCGGGCAGGGCAGGGCAAGGAGTAACCGACTGAGGCGTTCAACGAGCAGTAACCACGAGAAGCCGTCCTCCCACGAGGGCGGCTTCTTCGATTCAAGGAGAAGCATCATGCCCAAGTTCACCGCATTACAGCTCATCACCGAGGCACCTCCCAGCGTGACCCTGCGCCTGCCGATGAGGCCCGGACAGTCCACCAACGTCAGCGATGACGAGGCCGTTGTGCTCAGAAGCCTGCCGGAACTGTTCGCCGAACTCACCTGGGACAATGAGCAGTCCACCTGGACCGGGCAGTCACCGATGAACCGGATGGTCAGCGGCGCGGCGGTCACGAAGGACGCGGGTGCAGACGCGGCCCCTTTAGGCGCAGAGGCCGACGGTGAGGACACGGTAGTGTGAGGCGTAGGTCGCCGGGAAGCACTCGGAGACCCTAAACGCGCGTGGAGTGTCGAGACCCCGCAGATGCTTGCGGATGACACTGTGAAGCGCGAACCTCGCCCATAGTGGGCATAGGCGGGCGGGGAGTGCTGGCCGAGGAGTAGGAGGTCATCATGGGGCAGACATTCGACCTGAGCAAGTACGAGACGGTGTACCCAGAGGGCGGCAACCTGCGGTGGACCGGAACGGAAGGCCGCGCACTGTATGGCATCGCCTGCTTCGAGCATGGCCTGCAGTACGTCATGGAGGGCAGGAGCGGAGAAGTGGCACACCCCGCCGACCTGATACCGCTACGCGGTGCCGCGCCGTTCGCAATTGGTGACTGCATCCAGTGCAAGGTCTGCGGGCGCACGCTGGGCGCACCCATCGGCGGCAACTCACGCGCTCCCATTCGCCTGCAGGCGTGGATGGACTTCGTTTGTCTCGCTGTCGGGTGGCGGTATAGCAAGTACCTGAGGGACTGAGCAAACATGGCGTCGACACTCATCACCGCCGACAATGTGATGGAATACGGCAACCTCAACAACGAGGCTCTGCGCGTCCGCATTACGCTGCTCATCGACTCCGTGCTCGCCGCCGCCGAGGAGTACTGTGGCCGCCTGTTCTCCAGCGACACGTTCACAGAGTACCGCGATGGCAAGGGACAGTCGAGCGTGGTGATGGACAACCCGCCGATGACCGCGCTGACCTCCGTGACCGATGACGCGCAGGTGGGAGCGCGAAGCATTGACACGGCGTCGAACGTGCTCTGGTTGGATGAGTACAAGCGCAAGGGCCAGGTGCAGCTTTACAACAACGAGAGCGCCTTCGGTGGCGGGCGGGCCGGCGTGAAGGTCGTCTACACGGGCGGCTATACCAGCACCACGATCCCGGCGGACCTCAAGATGGCGGTTATGGACGAAGTGCTGTACCGGCTCAATGACCGGGCCGTGGGTGTCGCCAACCAAGCAGCGGACGGTGCGAGCGTGAACTTCAGCGAGCGCAACGGGTTCGCCTCGCAGGTGACGGACGCGCTAGACAAGTACCGCTGCTGGTGGAAGGAGATCGGGTAGCGTGCCAACTTGCCGCGAGTGCGAACACTTCGAGATGACGGAATGGTACAACGCGGAAACAAACGAGGAGGGCGGAGACCCGCTGTGCCAAAAAGGACACGAGCCACCAACCGACCCCGATGAGGACACAGGTTGTAGTGACTGGAAAGAGATCGCGCCGCGCTGGTTGAAGGAGAGCAGATAGCGTGCAGACCTGCGAAGACTGTCAGCGTCACCGGACGCGATACGGCGGCGACAGCAAAGAGGAACAGTACGATTACGACTGTTGGTGCGGCGAGGCGGGCAGCTCCGGGCGGCACCAGCGTCACTGTCCCGAGCAGAGCGACAACCCGCAGGACGCCCGCCAGTGTCCCGGCTTCCAGGAGTGAGCAGCGATGATACCGCGCCTCCCCGACCGTGTACGTGTCTACCATACCGGCACCGCTGGCACCTCGCCCGAGGCCTGGAACCGCGAGTTGCAGCCGGAACTGCGGGCGGCCATCAGCACCCTCTCCAATGACAAGGCGCTGGCCGCCAACGCACTCGGCAGGTGGGAGGGGCTGGCGACGCACCAGGCGCGGGTCGAACCGCACCCGGCCTTGGTGGCGAACGCGCTGCTATACGATGCGATGACGCAAACGCACTACCTGATACTGGGCACGCCGCAGCGGTCCAACAAGCACAACGCGCAGGGCGATCCCGACCACGTGATCTGCAGCCTGAGCGTGCAGAAGCCGAAGCCGAGTGTGACATGATGAAGTTACCGGAACCTTTTGACATTCCCTTCGAGAACGTTGGCGGCGGCATGTCGCGGCGCGAACGGGGCGCATGGGGCATCGTGTTCGCCGTAGTGTTTGGCGTCTGCATGGTGGCAGTTGCCGTGGCAGCAGCCGGGGTAACCGTTAGCCACTTCACTCCGTGGCTGGTGAGGTAGTCATGCTGAACATGAAGATACTGGGTGCCGACAAGCTGCTGAAGGCGCTCGACCCTGACGAGGCGCTGAAGTCCGCACGGAAGTCGCTGCGTAAAGCCAGCACCGTCGTTATGAATGCGGCGAAGAGGAACGCGCTGGGTGCCGTACTCAAGCGGCGCACCAGCGACCTCGGCACCAGCGTGACGCAGGACGTAGACGAAGGCAACCTCCGCGCCCGTATCGGCACGGGCCTCGTCTATGGCCCGGTGCACGAGTACGGCGCGACCATCCGGCCACTGCCGCCGAACAAGTGGCTGCGGTTCCAGATCGCACCACGCGGCAAGACCGTGACGAAGAAGGGCAACTTCCCGTGGGTCTCGGT